TCATTGTTTGTGTTCTACAATGTCTTGTTCCCTCTCCTTTAACTTAACTTTCAACTCCTTCAAGACATCATTTTTCACCTTGATCCCCATGGATGTCTGGTTGATGAAATGGATTCCACTCGAGTTGGTGCAGTATTCTAGTATAAGCCCTGGGTTCAGACGTAAAACTTGCATGGTATCTGGGTCCGATCTGACCCAATGTTTTTCGAGGGACTTCTTTAGTCGCATATTGAAGTCCTTGGTCCAAACCTTTGCTGGTGACATTTTATTTACCGGTATTCTATTTTTGATGATGTTAGATGAGTTTATTACAGCGGATATTACAAAGTGTTCATGCATTTGTTCTGTATAAAAAGGCGAGTACATCATCGTGTCCCAGTAGTCACCGTCGACCAAATGGTCTGCAATTTCTGAAACCTCGTTGATGGTAATTCCATTTGCATGAAGATAGTTCTCTTGGATAATTCCCATGCGATTGCCAGGCTCGTCCATGTGCATTCCCAAAACGTCATCTACTTTGAACTTCCCCTTGATGGTTAGAATCTCATCCATGAACTCCTTGGTTGTTTTGAAGATGTCCCTTTGGTGAATAGTTTCCACTACCTCTTTGTTATTTTCTGGTTCTATGACGCTATCTTGTATTTGTATCGTATCTATGTTGTTTTCACAAGGTATAAAGATTCTCGATTTGATTTTTGTTCGATTCTGTTGGATCCATCTCCAGCCCGGGAGATCATTTTTGATCATCGATGAATCGTCCATGACAATGTCTGCCTTGCTGAAACCGATGAAACCGAAAAAGTTCTCGGTTACATTTTGAGAACGCAGGGTGTCAGTGCCGACATAGACCGCCGACGCGCCAATCGTTTGACAAATTTGAGCCGTTGACCAGCCCTTGACTAGAAATAGTTTGCCTGGTTCACATTTACCAAAGATATTATCTTTTTTGGTTTTAAGAAACTTGTCCATGAGCAAGGAAGAAGAACAGGATTTAACTACTCAAGCGCTAGAAATGATTTTCAGTCACCCAGACATACACACACGTCTGTGGAAACCACTTAGATTACATCTGACTTACTATTTAACTTGCACGGCAATCATTCATATGATTACGATCACCATACTTGTCGTCATTCTGTGGAAGATCATGCGAAGTTCACGTTACACGACCTCTTCGGCGTAAGAGGCCAGGACTCCATTCAACAGACTGAAAAACAATAGGGTTCCGATCCACTGGAAGACCTCCTTGCCCTGTGGAAACTGCAACTTGGTCAACTTATTCTTACCAATGTTGTAGTGCACAAGCCCTTCAATGAAGAATACCAAAAAGGTAGTTAAAGCGACGACCCCAATCATTTATAATTCTGGAGATTAATATTAAGGATGCAGATCTTCGTTAAGACCCTCACAGGAAAGACGATTACACTGGAGGTCGATTCTTCAGACTCTATCGATAACGTGAAGACAAAGATTCAAGACAAAGAGGGGATCCCTCCGGATCAGCAGCGGTTGATTTTCGCAGGGAAGCAGTTGGAGGACGGGCGAACGTTATCGGACTACAACATTCAGAAGGAATCCACGATCCATCTCGTGTTAAGGCTAAGGGGCGGAAACTAGAAAAAGATGAAGACCACTACAGAGATTGTTCATCAGAACCTCGGATTGGTTCACAAGCTTTCCTACAGATACCAAAGGAATGGTATTTCTAGAAAGGATCTCGTTCAAGAGGGGACTCTCGGGTTGCACAGGGCAATAGTGAAGTACGACCCGGCCAGGGGGACCAAGTTGTCGACCTACGCCTACCCGTGGATAAGGTCTTACATGTCCAGGTACGTGAAGAAGACACAGAAAGCCATGGACTATCTTCCTGTTGCCGAAGTGTGTCACGTGGATGTCGAGGAAGAAGACTTGGGATACCTTATGGAATGTCTCAGTTACAACGAGATGGAAGTTATCACACAGTTGTATTTCAACAAGACGAGTTTGAAGGATGTTTCCACGATGTTGGGTCTATCAAAGATACAGGTCAAACGGTTTGAGGCACGTGCCCTAGATAAGATGCGTCAACGTGCTCTCAAATGATTGTTTTTCAATAATAGAAATGGAAATGTACGATTTGAATTCCGGCGGAGGTGGTGGGACACCTCTGACCTACAACCCAAGTATTCCCGACAACGGCGCAGGAACGGGACTGAATGTTCCCAAGCCGACGAAAAATAGTGAGAGAGATACTGGATACGAGGCACAAAGGTCTGCTTTTGAGCGAAAAAATAATGACGTGCAACAACAAGAAAAACCGATGCAGATGAGTAGTATGGCATTCTCTACGCCGATTTCGGATCTCGAATATGACGAGCCCATAAACGGACCTCAAGGTCCTGGGAGTAACGAGGCGTTTATGGTGGTTCCTCCTCAGGCTTCGATGGCACCCCACGAGATGCTGATGGCTCAGCCTCAGGCACCTCAGGTTCCTCAGCCTCAGGTCACCGCTCCTCCCCCGACGCCGGTTTATGAGGAGAAGAAGTATCCACTCGGTCTCACCAAGGAGCAGTACGAGGCCCTGATTGTGGCGGTGCTTGTTGCTCTGGTCTTCTATCCCGAGGTTCAGGCGAAGCTTGCTGCTTACGTCCCCAATTTCATGTCAAAGGATGGATCTAGGAGCATGGTAGGTCTCGCTACCAGCGGTCTGATTGTGGCTGCTGGTTTCTATCTTGGGCGTCGTTACCTCGTCAAGTAATTAAAGAAATAAATTGAATAATAAATACCTCTCTGTTAGCTCAGTAGGTAGTAGCGCAAGACTGTTAATCTTGAGGTCGTCGGTTCGAGCCCGACACAGAGAGAAATTACTTTTTCACAATTGTTTTATCAATAATTTTGAAGAAGAAACCACCTGATGCCAGGATGATAGGGATGGGTCCAAACATAAAGACGGTAGGAGCAACCGCGAGTGCCACCTTCATCTTCTGAACTAAAGAAAGTTCCTCCATATATAGTAATGTACGGATATTCTGTCTGGCTCGTGCCATTGAATCGTCGTCTACTGACCAAGGTCTACAAGTTCAGACATATCCCTCATATCACGATATCGACCAACCATGAAGACCTCCCAGATCCCGTCAATCTCGGTAAACTTTATGACATAGTGGATTTCAAGCCCTATGGTATTATTGGAAAGCAGTACGCATTTGACCCCTTACACGCGACTGGATGGGAGTGTACGGTCGAAGATCTTTTTATTCAGCACACACCTCACATGAGTCATGTATATTCATTTTATCCACATGAAAAGGTATTGCCGGTCTATCCCACGCCACAAAGATTGATCGCGGAGGTATGTGTCGCCGATACGAGATCATCCAATTGGGAGGAATGGAAGATAATTAAAGAAAAACTTCCAAGATAAAGTACAATGGCTTTTTTACCTTTTCTTAGGCACGGCGATCTTTACGATCTTCTGGACACGACGTCCAAGGTTCTGAATGAGCTTCCCAATCTAGAGAAGCAGTTTAATACTAAAATGGCTGACAGATATCTATACAAGCGCACCCAGACCACAGATGATGGTTTCGAGATTGAGATGCATCTCCCCGGCGTGGGCAAGGACAACATTCACGTCACGATTTCGTCAGATGATCACGAGGTGACGGTTGCTTACGGAGAGAACCGAAGTGCCTCATTCGATTTGCCCAGTTACGTGGATGTATCGGATGAGGGTTACAAGGCGAGTTACATCGACGGTGTCCTTCGATTGTTCTTCAAGATGCGAACGTCCGACAAGAAGCGTCGCGAGATCAGGCTTGATTAAACAAATATAGTACCACCAAGTCCGCCCTGGCAGCGGAAGACATTAAAGTTTACCGCGTAGAGTCTTGCTTTACGCGATATGCTATTATCAACAAGAGTTAGTTCAAAAATCTGGCTTGAAATGCGACTCATGTTTACGGTCCCAGAGGGGTACGGACCCGTGTCAGTACCAACGTTGAATATGTTCACCTTGTAACTTGGTGTTTGAATGTAGTACTCATAAGGTTGAATGGCTCTCATGGTCATTTGATCTAGATCGAAATAGACTTGCCCGTTCAAGAACAACCGCCATCGTGTAACCTGGTCATTGGAATAACTCGAGTAGTTTGCGGGATTAACCGCCGAACTGTAATCAAAAACACCTTTGGTTCCAGAATCATTCTGTACGACCAGGATGAACTCTTGGATGGGATTTTCGAATAGTGTTTTGAAACGGATTTGATTGAGATCGCCCAAAGTGACTCTGGCGAGTTGTGTTTGTTTTATAACATAATCCAGTTGTTTGCCAAGGAAGAACTGTCTGTGCTCTTCATTTAGATATATAGCCTGCAAGTCTAATACGACATCTGGGAGTGGAACATTAGATAGTTCTGACCGTTTTCTCAGTGTTATACGTACCTCGATAGTGTGTCTATTCAGGGCCAACAACGGGAATGCATTTGCGAATCCCTTTCCAAAAAATGGCACTTCTACTAGGAATTGTTTTGTGACGGTCGTTGTTCCATAACTTGTAGGAGTCGCATTACGTTTAAGGATGGCGTCATTGCTATTTCGCGTGCGCTGTTTGTCCGTAAGATCCGATATTACAGCCATGTATTCACCCGTCAAACTCACAATAGTCTGTCCACCAACTAACAGGTCGGCTCTTTCTACAAAAGCATGCCCCGCATCCTGTGGAACTGTTTGTGATTCTTGGAATGTGAAGTTTAGAACGAAATTTGTAATGATATCGCACGTATCATTATCTATGGTACATCTCGATGTTCCTCCAAAACGAATATCCGAGTCAAATGCCAGGCGTAGATTCTCGGTCGTGTACCCGGACCGCTTCGTAAAAACTTTTTGATAGAAACTTTTTTGTGGATCTCCGGTTAGAAAAGTATCTTGGTACCCTGTGACGGCAAGCCGCATTCTAATATGATGTGTTAAAAAAAGATTTCAAAAAATACGTGTAGACTAGTAGATATGAACGTTCAGCTCAAAAAATTCAATCCCGCTTCAATGGGTGACGACAAAGTCTGTGTGTTCATTGGAAAGCGAGGGACTGGAAAGTCCACGTTGGTCACGGATATCCTCTATCACAAAAAGCATCTCCCTGCAGGCGTAGTTATGTCTGCCACCGAAGAGGGCAATCACTGGTATCAGCAGTTCATTCCGGATCTGTTCATCTACGGGGAATATGACAAGGACATTATCGAGAGGGTGATTGACAGGCAGCGAAAGATGGTGAACCTCAAGCCTCCGCCAGGAAAGGCAGAATTGACTTCGCGGGACATCGGTGCATTCATCCTCATGGACGATTGCATGTACGACCGAAAGTTCCTCAAGGACTCGTGCATCCGCCAGTGTTTCATGAACGGACGCCACTGGAAGATATTTTTCATGCTGACGATGCAGT